GGGCAAGACCATCCGGCGTATCGACTGGATCCGCATGCTTGATCCGGGGAATGCATGGGCACAGCGACCCGGCATCCACGACGTGCTCGCGCAGGTCGTTGACTGGATACACATGCACGGGACGGCTGCCACCTTCCGCTCGCTCCCACTGCCCAGTCACGCTTCCTCCAGCGCGGCGCGCGCGGACAGCAGTTCATCGTGGCGGTGAACGCCACCTGTCTTTCCTGCCGGTGGCGACCAATGCTTGAGCCAGTCGCCGCCGAGTCGATAGGTCACCCCGTTGTGACGGACGATCAGGTCGATCCAGTGCGTGCCGTTGGCCACTCGGCGAAACCACGCCTCGCGTTCCTCGATGGGGCAAGGCGGCGACTGCATGGGCTCAGTCTCTCGGGCATTGGTCACGCGCCACCTGCCCGCCGCAGCGCGGCGATGACGGTGGCGGCGGTGTTGGAGTCGGACCAGTGGCCGATGTCTCCGCAGTGAGCATGGCCCCGCAGCATCTTCAGCGCCCTGACGCCGACCTTGCTGTTGAACACCTCCCCGCCGCTCGCCAAGCGGATCGCCTCGATGGCGCACACGCGCCCCTTGCTGTCGCGCATCCGGCCATTCGCCTTGCCATTGCGGCGCATGATGCGAGCAGCGGCCAGCAGAACTTGCTGCGGGGTGCGGGTGGGGGTGGTCACTTTGGCGCCTCCACGCGCTTGTCAGCCATGTACTGCTTGAGGTCGCGCTGGTAGCCGGCGGCGTCCTGCTCGGCGTGCGTGTCCACCTCAAGGTGCCAGCCAGCCCCAACGCCGCCGCTTGTGCAGCTAATCAGGTTCGTGGATTCCTTGTGGTCAACGAGACGGTGCTGGATCGCTTCAAGCGCCCAGAGCAACTCCTTCCAGTTGTCCGCTCCGAGTTTGAGCGTGAGTTCGAGCCGCCGCTTCGGAATGTCAGCCAATCGCTTGCCTCCTGTCGTTCCGCCGGCAGCAGGTCGCCGCCGGTCGATTGTTCGATGATGACAATGCGGGCTCCTGGTCGCCCGCCCTTGCCGTGGTAGTTCTTGCTCACCGCGAGATACGCGATCTGCGCGTCGTCACCCCACCAGCCGAGTTGCGTCAGCGCATCGATCGCCGCCTTCGCGAGGTTGTCGCAGTCGGGCTTCGACGTGCATGGCATCGAGCCGTCGGGGTCCTTGCGCCGGCACTTCGATTTCGGTCGCGGCAGGTAGAAGTGCAGCTCGACGAGCACCGGTGACGTCATCGGCTGCGGCGGCAGATCCTTGCGGCACGCATCGGCGATCAGCGACTTCCAGTTCTCGGCGGTCCCGGCTTCATGCACGCGCACGATCGGGTCGCCGCTCGCCGTCAGGATGGGCTTGCCGCCCTTCCCGCGCACGACGAAGCTACGTGCGCGCGGCTGTCCCTTGGGCACGCCGTCGATGAGCCACTGCCACGACCTCACTTGCCGGACTCCCGCGCCTTGCGGCTGGACGCAGACTCGCAATCGTCGCACCGCACCGGCATGCCCAGCGTGTGGCTCTCGACGATGTGCCCGTTGCCGAAGTCGAGCGTCTTGTAGACGGACTCCCACAGCAGGCCACCGCGCTTGCCGCACTCGGCGCACGCCAGCGTGGCGTTCCGCGGCGCTGCAACGACGGCCCTCACGCGCCACCTGCCTGTCGGACCGCGGTCTCGGTCCAAGCGAACTCACCGACTGCACGGACGCCAGCCAGCACGTAGCCACACTTGGCGTCCTCGTCGATCCAGAAGTCGGGCGTGGACATCAGGTGCTTACGCACGGCTTTGGTCAAGGTCTTCCAGTTCACGCTGTTCATCTGGACCGAGAACGAGACGCGCTCGCGCCCCACGTCGCGGAACATGACGTCGAACTTGAACTCGCTCACTGCGCCCTCCGCTGCCAACTCATCGCCACCTCGCGCTGCACCGCGGCGCGCAGGTAGGCGTCAACCTCGCTGGCGGACATGCTGTACTCGGCCCGCAGCACGGCGCCGCAGGTCTGCTGCCGCACGCGCCGGCAGGCCTCGCAGAACTTCCGCTTGCTGCCCCGCACCGCGTCGTAGGGCACGGCGCAGAGCTGGCAGCGGCGGGTGGTGATGTTGCGGGGGTCCACCGTCACGCTTCCTGTTGCGGCTGCGCCTCGGGCTCCTTCTCCTCGGCCTGCTTGGGCGCGTCCTGGTCGATGCGCTTGGCACGGATGCGCACCGCGGGGCCCGTCGTTCCGTCCGGTCGCCGCACGTCCTGCTCGACGAACAGCGCGACGCGCTTGCCGAACCAGCCCTCCGTGTTGGTGCCGAACAGTGCGGCCAGCATCTTGCGGTTCGTGGCGTTCAGCGCCAACTCGCGGGTCTTGCCGACGAACTTCAGCGCGAGGCTCACGGCCTTGGTGCGCCCGCCCTGGAACTTGACGTTGCGCCGCAGGATCACGCTCTCGATGGTGACTGGCGTATCGTGCTCGTGCGGGATGTCCTCGTTGGTCAGCCAGTTGGAGTCGCGCGCAATGCCGCTGGGCCCTTTGTAGTCCTGGCCCTTCGGAACGTTGAAGTCAGACATCGGTGTAGTCCTCCGCTCCTTCGATTTCGTTGTCAGTGAATGCCGCCGTGACCGGCAGCTCGACCTCGGTCCACACTTCCGGCGTGCCCGGCCACTCGCCGCGCCGCCAGCACTTCGCCATTTCGCGTCGCGTGTTCTCGTTGCTCAACTCGAGGAAGTCCATGTCGTTCTCCTTGACCTCCAGGAGCCACACGCGGAACTGCACGGGCGGTTTCGGCGCGATGACGACGAGCCGCCCCTTCTTCACCTTGAAGTATCCGGCCTTGTTCAGCCCGGCGCGGTTGTGCGCGACTTGGTGGAACCAACCGTCGCGCACCGCCCCGTAGCGGATCGCTTCGAGCCCGCGCGTCGCCGCCACGCTGATCTTCAGGTCGTAGACACACTCGCTGTCGAACCAGTCGGGGCGCCCCTTGCTCGGCAGCCCCGATTCGCGGTCGGTCCACAGCACGGACGCCTCGCTGTGCAGTGCGCCGACGAGCGAGTCGCGCGCCGCCGCCTTGCAGTCGAAGGCGCGAACGACGGCCGCGACGGTCTGCGCCTCGTCGTGCGTCAGGATGGTCAGGCTGCGCTGCATCCACTCGTTGCGCGCAGCCTTGCCTTCCTTCGACGCGAACGTCATGCCGTCCGGCTTGGCCACGTAGCGCTTGCCGTAGAGGTCCGGCGTCAGGATCGCGCAGTGCGCCGCGGTGCCGACGATCGTCGCCGAGGTCCCGTCGTCGCGGTTCTGGCGGCGCCACGGGACCATCGCCGGCGGGCCGGCGCGGAACGTGTGCAGGTCCGACGAGCCATAGCCTTCGTGGGCCAGGTACTCGTCGAACGCCATGTCGGGCACGAGCCGCGGTTCGATCATGGTCTGTCCCCGGCCAGGAAGTCGGCAACCCTTCTCGCCGTAGCCCAAGTGGGCACGGCTCTCGGGTGCTCCTGCCACACGGCAGCGATGCGTTGGCGGCAGTCGTAGACCACGCCCCACTGCCCAGCCCGCCACGCCATCCGCGCGCGGGTCAGGAGGAACCCGACGGCGCACTGCGCCGCGGCACCTTCTTGGGTGGCTGTGCTCATCGGTCCCTGTCCTCGCGCCAATGCCGCTCCGCCTGCTCCAGGGCCGACGGCGCTCCGTAGTCCGGCTCGCGCGGCCCGTCGTAGTCCGGGTCCACGACGTTGCGGTTGTCCATGGCACTGATGGCGTCGAGCAGCTTGGCGATCGTGCCGAAGATGCGCGCGGCGGCTCGCTTGCCCGTGGCGTCGAGCGATTCGGCGGCCTCCTGGCCCATGCGGCGGATGTCCGCGGCGTAACTGTCGTCGGCGCCGCCGAGCATCCAGTCCTGGGACATGAAGCGCAGCACCTGGATGCAGCGCGCGACCTTGGCGTCGTTGGTCATTGGAGCCCCGAGAAGAGTTCGGCTTCGGTCAGCGGCAGCCTGCAAGCCGTCTCGACGAACCCTTGGCCCGCGACCAGCTTGGCGATGCGCTTGCTCGCGTCCGCCGTCGAGTCGTTGGGCTTGCACGCCTCCCAGAGCTTGCGGATGTCGTTGGCCACGTCGATTCGGTTGCCGATGGCTCGCGCCTTCGCGGCGCCCGTGCGCTTCGACGGGTCGTTCACGAAGTAGGCGAGCGCGGCGCAGGCGACTTGGCCGACGAAGTCGAAGTCGACGAAGATCGTGGGGACGCCGGTCACGACTGCACCGCCTTCTCGCCCTTGCGACGGTCCAGTTCGGCGTCAGCGGCGGCGACTTCGGGGCCGTCCTGGATCGGCCGGCTCTGTCGGATCTTCAGCACGGCCTCCGCTGCGTAGGTCTCCGCCCAGTTCGTCGCGCCGCTCAGGACCTTCACGCTCGCGTCGAGGAGCCCGGCGAGCATGCGCGTGCGGCGCTCGTCGCAGTCCGTCAGGCGGCAGTAGTAGGCGGTGCTCGACAGCACGCTCAGCCTCGCCAGCATTGCCGACAACTCGGCCACGACGCTGGCGATCGGGATTTCCTTCGGGGGGAACTCAGCGACAACTGGGACGACGGCGCTCACCACGACTTTCGATCCGCCGAGCGCTCGGCCTTGTCCTGCTCGTCGGCGATGTCCTGGATGAGCGCGAACCGCTCCTTGCCCAACGACTCGCGCAACTCGTCCGTTGCGCGCGTGAGGTAGCAGTCGCAGAACCGAGTGTGCCCCTCCTCGTGGCCGAGAGCGACTTCGGCGTCGGCTTCCTGGGCGGCGCGGTATGCGGCGAGGTCTTCGACTTCCGATTCTGACAGCGTGCGGGTAGCGTGCGTCATGGCGGGCTCCTCAGGGGGTTCGTCTGGCCTCGGTCGCGCGTCTCCTGCCAAGAAGTGCGCGCGGCCGGGGTCGTTCTCTACGCGGGGAAGGCTAGCGTATTCGTCATCTTTCGTCAAGCCCACTCTTTCGGAAGTTGACGATGCCGGCCTGTAGCCGGTAGGCTTCAGCCCGTGAAGCGCCGCCCTGAAACGCTCGACGACCTGCTCCTGCGGACCGGCAAGGGGCCGACCGCCATCGCCGAGGCCGCCGGCATCAGCCCGGTGACCCTCTACAACTGGCGCCACGGGCGCACCAAGCCCCGGAACGAGGACTTGGCCCGGCTGGCCAAGGTTCTCGGCCACCCCATCGAGAGGGTCGCGGCGGCCGTCCTGGCCAGCAAGGGGGCGCGGGGCGGGTAGGTCAGGCACTGGCCGCCTCCGCCTGCTTGGCCTTCCTTGCCGCCTCGTATGCTCCGCGGTAGGGCGCCTGGGTCCTGTACACGGTGCCGAGCGCGCTGAACGCCTCGGCGAACCGCTCGACGTGGTCGCCGTAGTACATCACGAAGTGCCCGTCCATCGGGGTGCTCGTGCAGAGATCACCCCAGAACGGGATTCGTCCGTAGAAGATCACGATGGCTTGGCAGTTCGCGAGCAGCGGGTGGAGGTACTTCGTGCTGATCGATGCCTGCGGCGCGAGCACGCACATCTGCGGCACGGTCCTCGGCCTCTTCCGCATCTCGGCAATGACGCGCTCACCCCAAAGGCCCCACTCACCGAAGGGCGGGTTCAGCCAGACATTGCCAGCCCACGGCATGCACTCGCCGCGATCGCTGGCCGTGTAGATTCTGGTTGCGCGCACCACGCTGTTCGCCTCCGCGCATGAGGCCGGGTCCAGGTCAATGCTGCCCATGGCGCTGCGCGCGCGCTCGACAATCAACTCGCTCGTGTAGTAGTCGCCGAGCGTCATCTCTCTCGGCCCAAGCTCCAACGGGTCAACTTCAAACGGAAGCATTCCTCCGGCCGCTGGTGGGATCACCTTCTCGCGCCCAGGTCCTGGCAACCACGCCTCCGCACTTACCCTTGGCATGGCTTCTCGCTTCTCGTTGCTGGTTGACTCGTCTGCCACCCAATGCTGATCGCGAAGCCACCTGATCCAGGCCATGAGCCGCAGCGACGGCTGGAACAACTCTCGCCCTTCCAGTCGCTCCTCGGCGAAGTAGTTGTGGATCGTTGTTTCATCGACGGGACTTCCACGCATCTCGGCAATGGTGGTCAGCGTCGTTTCCGCTGCTGCATCGGCCGCCTCGTGCTGCTTGCGCCGCTGGTCTCGCGGCTGCGTCGACTTGCCGATCTTGATCATCTTCCGATCGCATCGCTCCCACCTCATCACGTAGATCCATGTTCCTCCGCTGCTAGCTGGCGCCACCGGTCCCGCTCTCCTGGGCATTGCCACCAAGTCGGAAACACCGCCCCCTGTCCGTCTCGCCGTCGACCACGACGAGCCCGACGCGCAGAAGTTCAGCGAGGCGGCGACAGACTTGCACCTGCGTCAGCTGGACGCGCACGAGCCCCATGGTCAACGTGTGCTCGGACACGCTGGTCACGCGCTCCGTGACCACCGTGCGCTCGGCGATCTGGTAGGCGTTGAGCGGCTGCGGCGCGTCACGCAGGACCGCGAGGATCGCCGCGTGGTGCGCGTGCTGGCAGAGCTTGGCGCGCGTCGCAGCCGCGCGGCTCGTCTCGGGGTCGGTGCGGCGGGAGCGCGGCAGCGGCGCCGTGGTGAGCGCGTCGAACAGGAGGCGTTGGGCGGCGGTCACCTGGTCACCTCGAGGCGGTCCATCAGGAGCCTCCATGCCGTTGCCGCCACGATTGGACTGGGGCGCTCCGCGTCACGAACTGACAGTTCATGCAGAGCGTCCGGTAGAGGTCGGGGCGAAATGCGCTCAACGCCTTTCGATAAACGCCTCGCTCGCCATGCTCGGCGCGCTCCCGGTTACCGTCTCGGAGAACATGGTCTAGCGTGAGGGCGCGGCGATCCGCGAAGCCGCACAGAACACATTTGTCACCGTAGGGGGCCAGCAATCTATCTCTCTGCACTTCACGGGCCCGCCGAGCCATGGCGCGGTGCTTCTCGGGATTCTTCTCCCTGTGAACGCGCATCCTGTTGCGCTTGAGATGCTTCGCATGCTCATGGTTTTTCCAGTACCAGCGCCGCGTGTCGCAAGCGCTCCGATTCTGGCTCAGTTTGGATTGGTCGAGTTGTCTCGCAGCCATCTAATGAATCTCCGCAAACCGCTGCATGAGTGTGGTGAAGGCTGTTGCCGCGACAATTGGCACCTGCGTATTGCCGAGCGCGTGGATGCGTTGTCTGCGCGACTCCATCCCACGGGCAGCCCTTGATACCAGTCGCAGAAGTCGGGGTGCAGCAGCCCGCCAAGTTGCTCCGACAAGGGGCGCGAGTTGCGCGCATGCGTCGCCGCGCTCGCCTTGCCGCTGCGATGGTCGCGAGCCGTCAGCGTGGCCAGCAGCGCCGGCCGTTCCTTGCCCTTCTGCCCGCGGTCCCGGCGGTAGCGCACATCCTTGGAGTCGCTGGAGATCAGCGTCGGCAGCAACTTCTCCAGCCCGGGGCGCACCGCCGCGCCAGGACTCGGGCTGCGGTTGTCCCGATTGTTGTAGGTCGACGTCAGCGTCGGCAGCGAGAAGCCACCACCGCTTGCGCAGGTACGGCGCGCCCAACTCGCGCGCTCCAAGGCAGAGAGCTGGCGGGACTCGGTAGCCCAACCCTCGAAGGTCTCGCCAGGGTTCGCGGAATGCGGCCAGAGAAACGTTCTCTGCGAACACAAAGGCCGGGCGGCACTCGCCGATGATCCGCGCCATCTCGGGCCACAGATGCCGTTCGTCGGCGGCGCCGAGTCGCTTGCCCGCGGTGCTCCACGGCTGGCATGGGAACCCGCCACACACGACGTCGACTCGGCCGCGCCACTCGCATCCGTCGAACTCGCGCACGTCCTCGAGGATGGGGAAGTCCGGGATGATGCCGTCGGCCTGCCTGGCTCGCAGCACGCGGCGGCAGTAGGCGTCGAGCTCGACGGCGCCGACGCAGCGGTGGCCGAGGAGCATGCCGGCGAGGATTCCGCCGCCGCAACCCGCGAAGAGGTGGAGTTCACGCACCGGCCTCCTCCGCCTTGCGCTTGCGCCGCGTCGCCTTGTCCCAGCGGCGCGCATACGCCCGGCGGCACTCTCGGCACCACACGTCGCAGCCGCGCCGGTCCGGGTAGACGTAGAGCTTGATCTCGCCGGACGCGCGGCGCTCCTTGCAGCTGCGTTCCTTGATCGTGCGGAACTCGCTGCGGGGCAGGACGCGCAGGCAGGCGCGGCAGTCGATCGTGGCGGTGGTCACGATGTACCAGCCTTTCGCTCTCGGTAGCCGGCACAGTCCTCGCACTGGCACGACGGGGTGCCAATCGGCATGTTCTGGATGTGCGTCGCCTCGGGTCCCCTCCGGCGTCTGCCGCGCGCAGCGCCACGCCCCCCTTCCAAGGGGGGCTTAGGGGGTTCTGAGCCTGAGCCTGAGCCTGAGCCTGAGCCTGAGCCTGAGCCTGAGCCTGAGGGGGTGACGGAGCGTGACGAGCGTGACAAAGCGTTACGGTCTCGGTCCCGCTTGCGCTCCTGCCGCAGCCGGTTCCGCTCGCGAACCTCCTCGGCGGTCTGCCGGTCGCGGTAGGTCTCGTAGTTGAGGATCAGCCAGCCGCCCGGCGTCTCCTGGACGCGGCGGCCCTCGTGTTCCTTGGTCCTGCTGTCTGGATCGGGCGACGACAGCACGGCGAGCGATCTGCGGCACTCGTCGTCGCTTAGGCGCGCCATGTCGGCGAGGCCTGGCACCGAGGCCTCGACGAAGCCGTCGCGGTCGGCCATGGCCAGCATGGTGATCCACAACACGCGGGTCGTCGGCGGTTCGCGCCAGATGGTCGACGCGAGGATCGACCCGAAGAGCTTCACGTAGGCCATTCCTAGGCCCCTCCGACTCGCTGCAGGATTCTCGATGCCTTCCCGCGGTTGCAGTCGGCACAAGACGCGACCATGTTCTCGCGCTCGTCCAGGCCGCCGCGTGAGATTGGCTCGATGTGGTCGACCTGAAGTTCCACCTCGGGCGGCCGACGACCGCAGTAGTGACACGCGAAGCCGCCGGCCTCGAGCACGTCGAATCGCAACCGCTTGCTCTCTTTCCTCGGGTCCTTCCGGTCGATTCGATCACGGATGAATGCGTTGCGTCGCGCCTCCGTCTCCGCATGAATCAGGCGATCGCCGTCTCGTCGCCAACCGTGCTCAAGCAGCTCGGCAATGAATCTCTCGGGTCTGCCGATCCGGATGCCGTGCAGGAACACGCGCAGACGTCTCCACTCCGCCGGTAGGGAACCTGTCGACCAGAAGAGTGCGCGCAGAATGAGGTCGGCGTGGTGCATGGCCGGCCGCGAGAATTGCGATAGGCCAGTCGACAGATCGGACACGTCGAACCAGATCGGCGCCGACAAGAAGGCTGGCTCGCCGCCGTATCCGGGTCCGCACCGAGCCTTGTTCGCCCACGCCGGTAGCTTTGGAGCCTTCTTCGTCATGGTTCCTTCCCTCCCAACTCGTCGACAATCCGCTGCAGCTCCGCGTCGGTCCACGCGGCCTTGCGCTCGCCGTGGTACTCCTTCACGCAGCCGAGCTTGAGCAACGCGTATGACAGCGTGTCGCAGGTGTCCATGTAGACCTCCTCCGCCCTGCCCTCGATGACGTCGCCAAGCAGCCTTCCGAACTTCTCTGGCCTCTCGTCGCTGCGCACCCACAGGCACCCGTCAATCGTTCGACTACCGGTGTCGATCCATACCTGCGCAGCGGTGCGCACCAGCAGCCCCGCCTGCTTCTCCAGCGCGCGCCGGCTGTGCACCTCGGGCGCGTTGATGCCCGACAACCGCAGGTCGCCTTGCCAGCGGATCCGCATGCCGAGGTCCAGCTCGACGCGGATCGTGTCACCATCGATGGCGGCGGCGTGCAGGAGGCGGAACAGGTAGACGCTCATGCCACGCTCCAATGCTTGTGGTCCTGGCGTGACAGCGCCCAGTTGGGCTCACCAGCGAGGAACGCCTTGCAGGCGGCCAGCGATTGCGGCGACTCTGCGCCGTCGAGCCACAGCGGCTGCACGTAGCGGTAGAGGAAGTCGGTCTCGGAATCAGGGTGCGCGCGCAGGAAGTCGCCAATCGAGAAGCCGTGCAGACCCGGGACCAACTTGATTTCGTTGCCGTAGAGCTGGGCCCACTTGCCAGGGTCATGCGGAGACACGGACAACCAGTCGACCGGCGGGATGAATCGCCGGTGTCCGGATGTGGCCAGTGCGATAGAGAACCGGCGCTTGCGCAGCGCACCGAGCAGCGGCCGCAAGTCCTGGTCGGTTGGCTCTCCTCCGGTGATCCACACCCAGCGGTCGCGGCTCGTCGGCGGGGTCACGGCGTCGCACTCGGACGCGATTTCGTCAGCGGAGAGCGTGCGGTCGCGGCTGTAGTCGGTGTCGCAGTGTTCGCAGCCAACCGAGCAGCCGGCAAGCCGAACGAAAGCCATCTGGAAGCCGCGAAGGTGGCCCTCGCCTTGGATGGTCCAGAAGACGCCGTTCGGGGCGAGCGCGTACATCAGCGCCCCCTAAACAGCAGTGGCCCACGGTGGTCCTGGCGTCCGGCAGCAGAGCGTTCCAGGTAGTTGACGAGCCCGGCGAGTTGGTCCTGGTCTCCGCGGATCCATCCGGTTCCGTCGCACGACTCGGCGCCGGCGCGGTCGCACTCCCAGAGCCAGCGGTTCGTGTTGATGCGGCCGATGTGGACGCGGTCGAACCCATCGCACCAGTCCTGCATGGTGCGCCGCTTCCACTCGGTCGAGCCGCCGACGAACACTACGGCCGCCTCGGCGGGCACGTCGCTCGACGTCATGCCATCCTGAGCTGCAAAGGCGAGCGGCCACCCGAACTGAGTGAGACGCGGCGCCCATGCGTCCCACTGGCGCAGCGTGGCGTCACGGTCGGCGACGACATCCGGCACCAGCAGCCAGCGCGGTTGCGTGGCCGCAGCCTTGGCGCGCTCCAGCAGGCACAGGAACTCGGCCTCCGACCACTCGGCGCCGCTTGACCACGCCGGGAACCGGCCGTTGTCGAGCGCGAAGGGCAGCCACGGGTACGTGGCCGCCATGCCGCCCGGCGAGTACAGGTGCCCGATGCGACCCGGGAACCTGCCGGCGAGCCAGCCAACGACGAGCCCGCGGTTGTTCGCCGGCATGACGATCACGCCCGCCCCCACAGCGACGCCACGAACGCCGCGAGCGCGAGGGCCAGGATGGCGGCGCCGAGGGCGAGGTCGAGGCGGGCGGGCCACATCGGGGCCGCAAGGGACTTGCCGGAGCGCTGCGCGCCGCCAACGCCAACCCTGTGCCCGCCTACGTCATCGGGCCACACTGGGCCACACGCACGAGGTTTTGAAACCTGTGCGTCTGCCGATTCCGCCACTCCGGCGTGCTTGGCACAGCCTAGGGTTGCGTCTGTCATCTTGCACTTCCTCTTTTTTGGGCCGCAGCGCGGGGCCACAATCCGCCGCCCCGATGCGCCGCCTTCCGATGTTCGTGCAGCGTCACCGCGACAAGTTCCGCGGCTGGGCCATGCTCGACGGGCGCCGCGTCTACGGGCCGTCGCGCAGTGATGCGACCGAGGCCCACGACGACGCCATGGCCATGCGCAAGAAGGCCACGCGTGTCCCCGCGGACTCGCGGACCATCGGCGAGTTGTTCGACGAGATGCTGGCGGACCTCGCGGAGCTGCGCAGCGCCGGCACCGTCGAGTTCTACCGGCAGCAGGGCCGCGCCATCTTCCGCTTCCTCGCTCGAGACCTGGCACTCGCCGAGGTCACGCCCATCGTGCTGCGCGAACTGATCCGCAGGAAGCTCGCGGGCCACTACAGCGCGCAGACCGTGCAGCACCACCGCCGCACGCTCAGCCGGTTCTTCGGCTGGGCCAAGCGCCGCGGCCTCCTGCAGGACAGCCCCGTCGAACTGGTGGACTGGCCGCAGCCGCAGCCAGCGCCCATCCACGTGCTCAGCGAGGCTGAGTTGCGCGACGTCCTGTCCATGGTCTCCGAGGTTCCCGAGGACTTCGACCTGATGCTCGTCGTGCTGTTTACCGGGCTGCGCCGCGCTGAACTCGCGAAGCTCCGCGTCGCCGACGTCGATGTCGCGAATGGCCTCTACTGGGTCGATGGCAAGCGAAGGCGCGAAGCCTGTCCGATCACCAACGAGGTCCGCGCCGCGCTGCTCGGCATGGTCGAGCGCGCACGGCAGCGCGCCGACGACTTCGTAGTGCCGCGCACCGCGCAGCGAACCCTGCGGGAGCCCGCGGCACAGCAGCACGAACGTGAACGCGCCTACACGATCGCCAACCTGTTCCGCCGCTGGTCGAAGCGTGCGGCCGACAAGCGGCTGCACCCGCACGCCATGCGGCACTCGTTGGCCACGGCGATGATTCGCGCCGGCGTCGATCCGGTGGTCGTGCAGAGGACGCTGCGGCATCGCAGCTACGCGACGACGGCCCGCTACGTGCACCTCGTCGCCGAGGACGTTCGCGGCGCCACGGCGCGCCTGCGCTTCCTGCCGGGCGGCGACGAGGCTACGCACGGCAGCGTGCCCTCCGGTTGACCGGCAGGTCGCCCTTGACGAAGGCGCGGTCGATCTGGTGCTTGCGCAGCACGGCGCCGGTCCAGCGCTTCGCCTTCCAGGCTTCGTGGTCCTCGCGCCGCACGCGGTACTCGCGGCTGCTGATCTTGAGCAGTTCCGGGTAATTGCCTGCCTCGGCCATGCTGCGGAGCTTCCGCAGGCTGACCAGAATGTCGGCGGCGGCTTCGCAGGCATCCATCAGATCCGTCATTGCTCGACCTCGCGCGTCGTGCGCCACTGCGAGCAGGCCCGCGACTCGACGCGCGCCCACAGCAGCTTGGGCATCTGCGCGCGGCGAAGATCGCTGGCCCTCCGCACTGACACGCCACCACATCCGCATCCGTCGGAGCCGAAGCAGCAATCACGCTCTTCTGGATTGCGCCCGTAGGCCTCCCATGGGCGAGGGCCGAGCAGTTGAAGCCGACGCATCGCTGCACGAAACGTCTGGAACAGCTTCGACTGAGGCCGAACGCCCTCGCGCTGCCACCGCAATCGATACTCGAAGGCGTGGGGTGCGGCGACTTCGCGGGCGTCGAGGAGGTCGGAGGTCACGTCTTCGCCGGCTCCTTCTCGGTGATCGCGACGGTGAAGCAGTCCTGCCTGCTGTAGCCGCCGGACTTGTCCTGCTTCACCGACTGCACCTTCGGCGACTTGCCAGTGGCGAACGTCACGGTGTCGAACCAGTGCTGCAGTGCGACGATCATCGTCGCCTCGTTGAGCACGATCTCGTTGTTGCCGATCATCGCGGGCTCCATCGGAAAACGGCAGGACGCCGCGACGCGCTCGCGGCAGTCAGGCTCGGGAAGAAGGAGATGCTTGCGCGTCGCCTCGCGCCCGAAGGCACGGCTGCCGCGGTGTGAGGAACTGCTTGCTCCCGGTGTTTCATGCGCCGACAACGTGCTACCAGGGGCGGTCGCGTGATCTCCACGCGCACCATGCCGAGAGCGAGCAGAAGGAAAGTCCCGCGCCCCAGGAAGGCGGAGGCGCGGGCAGAGCGAGCCAATTGGTCACGTCGGACTCGCCCGAGAATGTTGTTGGTGGTCACTTGCGCCTCGCTTTCGCGTTCACCACCTTGGCGAACTCGGACCACTGTTCGCGTGTTCCGGCGAACATCTGCATGGCCGGCGTTGGTGCCACTAGCCATGTACCGGGGTCGAACATGGACACGGCGCCCGCGTCTCCGCCGTAGGCTGCTTGCAGCAGTACGCAAGCTGGGCGGCGCTGCTCGGTGTCGACCACTAGGCGGATGCGCACCTTGGCGATCGCGAGGCTCAAGGCACCACCGCCATGACGACGACCAGGATGGCGGCAACGCCGAGGACGAACGACGCGCAGTCGAAGCGCCACGGGGTGTTCAGCGCGTCGTGGCGGCGGCGCTGCCAATCGCTCTGCCAGAAGCGGAACCAGCGGACGTCGCGGTTGTCGACGATGTAGCGGCCCGTGGTCTTCACGACGCACCGCCTTCCATCCCGTTGCGCTTCAAGGCGTCGCTGAGCGCCTGCTCGATGGTCGGCGGCGGGCCCCAGCAGGTTGCAACCTGGCCGACCTCGCCGCCCTTGCTCAGCACCTGCTGTCGGTAGAAGTCGATCTGTTGCTCGGTGCGGGGACCGTAGAGCCGCATGCATCGCCACTCGCCGTTGCGCCACCGCCACGGCATGAGGTAGCAGACATCGTCGAGGACGCTCACGACGCACCGCCGAGAGTTGGCGCGCCGACCGCCCTCGTGACCGCCCTGCCCGGTCGGCGCGCCGAATGCGGGTTGCGGCTCATCGCAGAGCCTCGACGAGTTGGGCGATCCAGAGGAGCGGCCAGCCGGTGGGCAGCAGGAGGCAGAACACGATGGCCAGCCTCGGCGCGAGAAGTTGACCCGCCGCGGCGCGCGACGGGTCGGTGCGATCGGCCGATGAGCCAAGCCCAGTGACCGCGACGCTGCAACACGCGCCGGCAGCGTCGAAAGACTCTTTTCGGTCAGGTTTCATTCGCTTGGTCCATCAACTGCCTCGATCGCACACCGGGGGGTTTACACGCCAACTTTGTCAGGTTCCAACTGTTCCTGTCGGTTTTTTGGTGCCGATCGGGCCGTCGCTACAAGAAGCGGCGCGATCGGCCTCTATGGCTTCCTCCCATCCCTCGCCCGAGCCAGAAATCCGCACGGAACTCTCGGATCGGCTTGTGCGGCTGCTCGCCAGCTACAACCGAAAGAACAGGGGTCAGCGGAAGCACACGCGCAAATCGATCGCCAAGGCGCTCGGCGTCAGTGAGCGCACTTCGCAGAGATGGTTCGATGGAAAGTCAGCGCCCGACTTCTACCAAGTCCGGGAGTTGGCTGAACTCTTGGATGTCGGTGTCGCCGTCATGTACGGGATCGGAGAATCCGACAAGCATGGTGCTCCGTCGCCGCCGCAGAACTTCATCAGCATCAAAGCACTGCCGGCGCTCCACTCTGCGGCCCGAAGGCTACTTGAGGAGATTGAGCACTCGCAGCCGAAGCGTTCTCGCTCTGTCACCAAGAGCGGGCGCGTTGCACCGCCCCAGCGTGGCGCCTGATGTGGCCCGACCCGCCGCAGCTGCCACGGCGCCCATCGGTTCCCGACAAGTGGCTCGACACATGGCAGTGGCGCCTGTCCTGCGTCGTGTGCCGAACCTTCTTTTGGATGTGTGCAGCGCTCGCTGTCGCAGCCATCGCCTTGGTTGCTTGGCGCGCAGCCGGCCGGCTCGGCATCTGGTAGGCTCCTGCCAATGCGCGCACACCTCGCCGTCGCGTCCCTCGTGCTGTTCCTCGCTGGCTGCACGCTGATCGCCGTGGTCCCCAGCGAGTTGCCGTGGATGGTGCCCATTCTCGGCGGACTCCTGCTGTCGTCGCTGCTGCTGGCGGTCTCTCAGCGCCCGACGACGAGCCCGCGCAGGTAGTCCGCGGTGCCGCTCGGCTCGGCCTTGCCAGCCTCGACGTCCAGGCGGTAGCCGGCGACGCGGCCCGCCGGCGCGAACGGCAAGCCCGACAGCAGCGTGAGCACGGTCGCGAGGTTCCGCGCGTCCGAGCCGCTGACCGGCTCGCCACTCGCCGCGTCGATGGCCGCGAACACGCCGCGCGCCGCCGCTTGCAGCATGGTGCCCGCGGGCGACGCCGCCATGCGGTTGCCGTCGCTCTCGGCCAGCGACAAGAGCATGGGGCCGAGCGCCGGCACGAGGCCCGTGGCGTTGCGCAGCGCGGCCTTGCCGAACACCGCGGCCCAGTCGTCAATGGTGCCGTCGTCGTCCTCGTCCTCGGGGCCGCCGAGCATCGCCTGCCGGATGGCCCCCTCGGCCAGCGCGGGCAGCAGGATGGCCCACAGGGCGGCCTGGGCGCGCTTGCCCTTGCCGGCGGCCAGCACCTGGTTGAGCACGACGTTCGAGTAGCTGCCGAACTGCACGAGCAGCTTGGCCAGCGGCGTGCCCGCCTCGTAGGCCGCGATGTCCTCGGGGTTCTGGCTGCCCTGGGCGCGCTTCACCGCGGCGTCCGCGGCCTCGACGGCATCGGCCTCGAACTGTTCCTTGGTGCGCTCCCCGATGTCCTGCTCGGCGTTGTACTGCGCGTAGGCGCCGTGCCATGTGACGACGTCCGCGATGCTCTGCACGAGGCGCTGCGGGAAGAAGGCGAGCCGCGACGCGGTCTGCTGCGTCATCTTGGGACCGCGGCCAAGCAGCCCGGGCTCGGCGAGCCGCTGCACGTCGTCCGACATCTTGCGCACCGACTGGTCCAGCCGGCGCTCCATGGCGCGCGACTTGTCGGTCGCGGCGCGGACTGCGGCGCGCGGGTTCTTGCGCCACTGGTTCAACGCCGACCGCATGTACTTGCCCTGGACCTCGGTCCTCGCGTTCGACAGGCCGGTGACCTGGATGAGCGCGTTGATCACGTTGAAGCCGAGTGCCGCCAAGCTGGCCGTCTGGCGGAACACCGTCGCGAGCCAGTCGATGAACTGGTTGGCGCCCGGCCGCGTCGTGGCTTGCTGCGCGGTGTTCTCCAGCCACGGCATGATGATGCCGTTGACGGCCTCGCGGTCGTAGGCGTTCAGCGCCTTGGCGAACTCGTGGTTGCGCACGATGCGCAGCGCGTCCTTGATGACGGGTTGCAGGTAGATGAACCGCAGTTCGGCGTCGATGTGCGACAACTGCCGCGCCACGTTGAGGTCGAGCGGCTGGTTGTAGTTCGGATTGCGCTCGATGGTGAAGCCCTTGCCCGTGCTCACCGAGTAGAGGAAGTCCTGCTCCAGGCCCTCGATGCTCTCAACTTCGCCGTGGCGCCGTGGCGCGTCCACGGCGTCTCGGTCCACACGCGCCGGCACGTAGCCGCCGTCCAGCGTGCCGAAGGGCGTGACCAGCGGGCGCTGCTCCAGGGTCTCGTACTCGTAGCCGTAGAGCGCCTTGTGTGTCGCCTGCGCCTGCGGCAGCAGTTCGCGGTAGGAGTCCCAGACGAAGCGCACGAAGTCGACGTCCTGCTTGGTCAGCTTGCCGTTCTTGAACATCCGGGCCAGGAAGCGGTCCCACGCCGCGGTGTCCAGCACCTGCTCGCCGGTCACCGGGTCCTTGACGAGCGCGCCCCACTGGCGCCCGACGAGCAACTTCTGCAAGTTGCTCTGCGTGCCGGCATGCAGCAGCGCGCCGACCAACTCCTTCTTGCCCTTGAACGTGTAGCCGAGTTCCGGCGCCTGGATCTTGGCGTCCCACTGGCTGCCCGCGGCCTCGGCGAGCGCCGTCAGACGCTCGTGGTACTTGCCCACGAACTTCGCCTTGCGCTCGTTGTAGTCGTCGAGCCGCCGCATGATCGGGGCGACGATGAAGCGCTGGAACGGCCCGTCCTTGCCGCCGTCCATGAAGCGCGCCCAGTGCTGCATGCGCTTCAAGCTGGCGAGCGCATGCCACAGGCTCAGGATGCGGCGACGCAGTGGCCCGGGCGTCTCGCCGGTCGGCGCGCTGGCCGTTGGGCTGCGCGGCGGCAGCTTGCCGATGGCCACGCCGAGTTCGCCGACGGCCTCAGCGAGTTCGCCCTTGCGGCCCTCGGCGTCCAACAGACGGCTGCGGCGGCTCTGGTCCCACAGCGTCTCGGCGACGTCGGCGAGGTCGCGGAACTGGTCGAGCGTCAGGTTGCGGAAGTCGCGGCCGTGCACCACGGCCTCGGTGAGCAGTGGCGCGAGCCTGGCGTGGACAGTGCCCGCGGTCTCCAGCAGCGACTGGATGGCCCGCTGCCGGATGTCGGCCTCCTGGGCGTTGGGCGCCGAGTCGCCGAGCCCGTAGGCCGCGGCGAGCACGCGTCCGGCGTTCACGTAGTCGAGGTCCAGCGTCTTGGCCAACTTCTCGTCGGGCTTGGCGAACCGCGCGAAGGCGGCGCGCGCCTTCTCGACCTCGGCCTCGACGGCCTCGGCCTGCTTGGCGAGTTCGCCCTGGATCATGCGGCGCCGCTCGGCGGCCAACATGTCGTCGACCTTGCCCTTCTTGCTCGCCGCCGTGACCTCGCGCGCGGCCCGGGCCTCGGCGGCCGAGAACTGCCGCACGCCGATGTCGCGGATCCGCTTGCCGCCCAGGATCTGGCGCGCGGCCTCGCGCACCGCGGCGCGCACCAGCCGCACGGGCTGCTTGAGCTTGGCAAGGTGCTGGTACTCGATGGCGACGAACCGCGCGCGCGCCTCGTTGTGCAGCGCGGCCTCGACGGCGCGATCGATCTCCTTGGGGTCCACGAGTTCGGCGTGCTCGGCGAGCATGCGCTCGTCGGTCCGCTGGTCGATGGCGTCGCCGAACGCCGGCTCACTGAGCAGCGCGCGTACCAGGGCCTCGCCGGAGTCAAAGCCGAACATGCCCGCGACGGTGTCGGCGGACAGCCCGCGCTCCGACATGAAGCCGCGCAACTGCTCGGTGTCGACGCCGCCGAGCGCCATGGACTGCACGTCCTGCGTGCGCAGCTTGTGGTTCTGGTCGGCGTCGCCCTGCACCATGGTGCCGTCGGCCGCGACCATCCGGCCCTGCTTGAGCCACACGCGGGCACGGTGGACTGGCTGCGCCTGGACTTCGGCGACGACCTCGGCGCGCATGGCGTCGCGCGTCTCCTCGGTGTCCTTCTGCATGGCCTTGAGCACGCGGCTGCGTGCGCCGCTCAGCCACTTCATCTGCCGCAGGCTGGCGCGCGTCAGGTCCAGGACCGCGGACTCGCGCGCGTCCTCCAGGGCCATCTGGTAGGTGGCCCACTCGACGTCGCCCATCTTCGACTCGGCCTGCGTCTGGAACACCGGCGCCATGCCGCGCACCGCTTCGGCGTGCGCGATCTGCTCCTCGCTGGCCAGCATGCGTTCCATGACGCCGCGGACTTCGCCGGTGAGCAGCGGCAACTCGGTGCCGAACTCCTTGCGGTAGAGGGCGCCGAGTTCGTCGCGGATGCTGCGGTAGACGCGGCGCAGCCACTGCGCGAAGCGGCGGAACAGCCACTCCATTTCCACGGACGGCGCCTTGCCGTCGTGCAGCCACGTCTCGAAGTTGTAGGCGAAAGCCTCGTGGTGCTTGCGCTGCTGCTCCAGCGACATGGCGTTCCAGGTCGCCAAGTCCTTGACGCCGAACCAGTCGAGCAACGTCTGCATGTCCTGCTGGATGCGCGGCGAAGCGTCGGGCAGCGCGGCGCGCTCGCCGTAGAGCGTCAGGAAGTAGTGGCTGGCTTCGTGCAGGAACGACGACGCATCGGCCTTCTCGTGCAAGATGGCGGTCAGCGCCGCGGGGTCGAAGCTGGCGCGCGCGGTGCCGGCGGCGTCCTTCTTGTGCAGCCCCCCGCCCATCTCCGCGCGCATCTTCTCGGCGCGGCGCTCGACAGCCTGCGCGAAGTCCGTTGCGGCCGCCGGCCCGTCGCCCTCAAGGACCGGGAATGAGTCGCCGCCCTCTGCCATCTCCTGCGCCACGTCCTCGCCGAACATCTCGGTAGCCAGAGCGTGCGCGGCATCCATCGCCTCATCGTCGCCGTGGCTGCGCGCGTCCTGGTAGAACTCGTAGGCGTCGCGGATCGTGTCGAACTGCTTGCCGAATCCGGTCGGGATGCCGGCCTGCTGCAACGCCCCCTGCGGCGCCTCGCCCGCCGCCACCTTGAGCCCACGCTGCGCGTGGAACTCCCCTGGCAACACCTTGGCCTCGCGCGCCATGACCACGGTGAAGTCGCGGTAGAACTTGGCGGCGCTACGGGCGTCCGCGTCGCTCATCTTGCCCGTCGCCACCAACTGGGCGCGCATCTGGTCCTCGACGGCGCGCGCCGACTCGATGAACTCGGCCTCGGTGTCCGCGATCTCCTCGATGGCCTTGGCGGCTTCGGCGACGTGTTGCTTCTCGTTGGCGCGCCATTCCTCGGCCTCCTGCGCACTCCAGCCGTCGGGGTCCAGGCGCATGTGCGGCAGCAACGCCTTGTCCAGGTCGGTGCCCGCGATACGCGCCGCGTACTGCGACGTGGGAATCACGACGTCGCTGCCCGTCGCCACGGCCTCGTCGATCTGCTGCGTGATGTTCGCGACCGTCTGGTTCAACTGCTCGCGCGTCAGCCCGAGTTGCTGCAGGGTCTCGGCGAACTTGGCGCCGTCGACATAGACGTTTTCGGCCGCGGTGCCCCGCGCCATCTGGCCGACGACCCCCTGGTACGCCTCGGGGTTGCGCTTCCTAACCTCGGACTCCGTGGCGTTGGCCGACAGGTCCTCGAAGAACTTGGTCTGCCGCTCGGCGGCCGCAACGCGCTGGGCGTCGCGGTGCAACTGCATGCCAGGTCCTGGCAGGCCCAGCAGCGCCATGCCCTTGGCGGTCTCGGCGGCGATCGTTGCCAACCGCTGGCTGATCGTCTCGTCGCCCTCCTTCGGCGTGGCACCCGCGGCGCGCTCGCCCACGATGTTCGCGACCTCCTGCATGACCTCGGTCAGCACCTCGCCGCCGACGCCCGTCGCGTAGCCCGTCACGAAGCGCCCCAGCGCCTTGCCGGCCGTCGGCTTGGCCAGGGCCTCGACGACATCCTTGGCCAGCGTCTCGCGCAGCGCGCGCCGCATCGGGGCCGTCACGAAGCCGACGCCCGTCAGTTCCAGGGCCGCGTTGACGATGCCGACGCCGAACGCCGCGTGGCCGGCGGACTGCTGGTCCAGCCCCATGTCGAGCATGTCCAGGTAGGCGTTGCCGGCCTCAATGGCGTAGCTCTGCGCGGCCAGCGACGTGGTCATGCCGACGGTGAAGCCAAGGCCAGCAGCCGCTGGAACCGTCAGGATCTCCTCGGGCAGCGCGATCTGCGGCCCGGTCTGCCCGGCGATCGCCGTGGCGCCGGCAGCGCCAAGGCCGTAGGCCAGCCCCGTGGTCACCGCCTTGGCGGTCGTCGGCACCATCTGGCCGAGCAGCTTGCTGGCCCCGGTGAGCAGGCCGGACGACGCGCTCGGCAGGTCCTGCAGGCGCTGGTTGACGAACGCGAGCCGGCGCAGCTCGTCCTGGGTCGCCGCGCCCGTGCGCACCTTCTCGCCAAGGAACCCGCGCTCGTTCGTCAGCTTGCCGGCCTCCCAGTTGGCCAACAGGTCCTCGGTGAACGACAGGTTGAGCGTCTGGTCGTGCGCGATGCGCGCGAACTGCGGGTCACGCAGCTGCCGCGCGAGCACCGGACTGAGGCGCGCAAGGTCGTGCAGCCGCGCCTGCTTGGCGCTCGCCAGCTGCCGCACGCGCTCGATGTTGCGCTCGGCCGCCTGCGGCTCCATGCCGACCTCGATGCCAAGGCGCTGCGCCTCGCCGGCGAGGTCCGGGTTGGCCTTCACGGCTTCGCTGAACGACTGCATGAGCAGCTGGTCCTCGGCCTGCCGACGACGGTCCAGGATCTGGTCGTAGACGTCGGGCTGCGGCGCCGGCGGCTTCGGGTCCTGCGGCTGCCGTTGGTCCAGCAGGCGGTCGTAGACGCCGCCGATGTCCGTGCTCGTCATGTCACTTCGGCTTCCCGGCGGCCACCCACAACTCGGCGATGGTCTGCTCGCTAGCCGGCAGCCCCCGCCTCTGCAGGCGCTCGACGATGGCCGCACGCTGGGCCGTCGGGATGGCTCCGAGCAGCACCTGCTCGGCACCGACCATCACGTAGGCCGTGGTCAACTGTGCCGGCGACATGACGCCGACGGGCATCCGCGGGTCGCCGCCGAACACCTCGACGGCCGCGATGTCCAGGTCGACTTGGTCAATGACCTTGTCGACCTCCTCGGGGCTCGCCTTGCGCTTGCCGCCGAGCGTCGTCAGCTCGAAGGCCCGGAGCCGCGTCTGGATGTCCTGGCGGTAGCGGTAAAAGGCTTCGGCCTGCCCCTCGGACTTGCCGCCCGTGCGCTTGATGATGCCGCGCTGCGCCGCACGCTCCGCGATGCGCTCCTCGGCGCTCAGGATCTCTGTATGCTGTGGCTTCTCTGCCTGGTTCGCCCGCGCGTGCATGGCCTGCAGGGTGCCGAGGTCCTGGTCGCTCAGCCGGCCGCGGTAGCGCACGTAGAGTTCGGCCGGCGGCATGCCGCGCAGCGTCTCGGCGGGCAGCGACAGGGCCTCGGCGACAGCCGCCGGCTCCGTCGTGTAGCGGTGATTGTCCGCAAACGTGTTGATCTGGCCGAGCAGGCCGCGCTTGCGCAGACCGTCGAGCGTGGCCGTCGGCAGCGACATGACGCCGCGGAATGGGTTGGCGGTCAGCCACGCCTCGGCGTCGGTCATCAACTGCTGGGACTCGCCGGCGATCGTGGTGCGGCGCAGGTTGTACTCGTCCTTGAGCCGGTCCATGGTCGCGTCGCGGACCTCGGTCGACAGGTTGCCCGCCTTGACGCGGACGTCGAGCAGGTTCTGCGCGTCGCGCAGCATGGTCTCGAGCCGCATCTCGCCGCTCGGCATCGGGCGGTTGGGGTCGCGGTTCTGCACCAGACGCTCCATCTCGACCTCGCCCTTGGCCGCGTCCTCCAGCTGCGCGGTGATCTCCATGGCGAGGCGCAGGGACTCGTCCTTGACGGTCGCGGTTTGGACATGCCCCTGCAGGTCGGTGAACTTCGCCGCGTCGATCTCGCCCTTGTTCTTCTCCAGGTAGTCCTTGGCGGCCTCGGCCGAGCCCTGCGCGAGCCGCTGCACCATCTCGCTGTGCAGCGCGGTCGTCGCCGCCTTTGCCATCTGCTCGCGCTCCGCCGGCGAGGCGCCGCGCGCGTCCGCTCCGACGCCGACCTCACGGAGCATCGCGCCCTTGTTGCGCGCGAACTCCTGCGGGTCCTGGCTGTTCACCGCGTCGCTCAGGAACGACTTGGCCAGCGCCTCGGACTGCGCGACCTTGTAGACCTCGGCCTGCTGGCTGGCATGGCCGTCGATCTTGGCCAGCGCGACCTCGAGGCGTCGCGCCGACAGCGCGCCGAACAGCCGCTTCTGCCGGTCGTTGGCCAGCGTGCTCTCCAGGCTCTTGCGCGACTGCTCCAGGGATTGGCGGGCCTGCTCGCGGCCGTCCACCGCGGCCTTGCCCAGCTTGTTGAGGTAGCCGACCTCCGGGTCGACCATCGTCCTGCGGTCCGCGTCGGACAGCAGCGCGTCGACCTCCTTGGCCGCGGCGTGGTCGGCGTCCAGCTGGAACTGGTTGGCGACGTCGATGCCCCTGACGCCCAGACCCTCAACTTCCTGCCCGAGTTGCCGCATCTGCGGCGCACCGAAGTCGCGCATCGGCACGACGCCGGTTGCATCGAGTTGCGGCGTGGCCCCCACCTGCGGGCTGACCGATGGGATCGGGACGCGCGGCATCAGTAGCCCCTCGCGACGGCTCCGCCGATGTTGCCCGCGCTGCCGAACAGCGAGTTGGTGGCTGCGAGCCACGGCTTGATCGTCTTGGCGCTGGCCCGCAGGTTGCTTGCCGACACGGTGGCGAGCAACCCGCGGTTGCGCTCGTTGACGCTGCGCAGCCGCGCGGCGCCAGCGGCCCGCACCGTGTTCTCGGTGATCGTCATGCGGTCGATGTCGCGGGCCAGCGCGATGGACGCGGCGACCTCCGCGTTGCTGCCCACGCCGATCTGCGTGCCGCTGCCGCCCGCCGAAGCGCGCTGCTCGCCGGCCAGCTGGCCATACCGCATTTCGGCCTGCCCGGTCTCGTCCTGGCCGGCCTTGAGCACGGCCTGCGCGTCCTGCTCGGCCGAGCGGGCGTTGAGGTTCGCCATGCTGGCCTCGAAGTCCGCGGACAGGGCGCGCGACTTCAGCTCGTTGCGCTGGCCCACCGCCGAATAGAAGCCGCCGACCGCGCTCATCAGCGCGCCAGAGATCGCGGTGAACATCGAGAAGCCGCCGAGACCGCTAGCCGCCAATTGGCACCTCCAGAACAAAGGCCGTGATTTCGACGGGGACGGGCTCGGGCACCGTGATTGACACCTGGCCATCGTCGCTCCACGCGGGCGACGCCACGACCTCGACGAGCCGCGACACCACGGTGCCAGCGCGCTCGTTCCTCGGGTCGCTCGAGACCGCATCCTTGCCAATCTGCGCCACCGAGAAGCGCCCAGAGTCCACGCAGCGCACCGACACCTTGTTGACGTTCTTCTGGCGACTCTGGCCCATGGCCTCGATCTGCATGGCAATGGGCAGCGTGTCGATCTGCGGCGTGACCATGGGCAGGCCGACGTGCACCGTGGACGCCGCGACGTCCAGCGCGACGGTGCCGGTGGCGCTCACGACCTTCTGGCTCTGCACCAAGCCATCGGCCAGGACCGCGACGGTGCGGCCAGCGAGGTGCAGCAGGCCGCCGATCGTCGTGGTCGCGACGCCCACGTAGGTCGCGCCGTCGTCCACCTGGAAGGCCGCGGCCAGCGTGGTGAAGCCCTGCGCGCCCATGGCCTCGATGTGCCGAACGGTCGCTCCGTTCACCGTGCGGCGCACCACGAGGTAGACGGTGTCCTCGTTGCCCTCGGCGACGACGCCCACAGACTCCACGAAGCCGTCGGTGCGGTGCTGGTGGACGGCGCCGACCTGTTCCTCGGGCACGTAGGTGATACCCAGGAGCCTGCCGTCGCTGCTCACCGCCCAGACGATGGGGTGCGGCGACTTCTGGAAGGCGAGGTCGACGATCGTCAGGCCGTCGAACAGGTGCGTGGCCCGCAGCGACAGGTCGCCCGTCAGGTAGCTCTGGCGCTCCTGGTCGAAGCCGAGTTCCCGCAGGTGGCCGCCGCGCGCCGCCGCGAACACCGCGGTGCCGTTGACGATCACGGGCTGCACGTTGTTGGCACCCACGTAGGACTGAGGTCGCACCATGACGCTGCCCGGCGTCAAGGCGTCCGTGTTGATCGCGCTAACCCGGTACTCGCCGATGTCCGTGAGAAGCATCAGTTGGGCCAACGGCACGATGTGGCGCGTCGAGGCTCGCTGCCGCGACGTGAACTCGAACCGGATGCGGTCAGAGTCGAGAACCGGGAGGCTGCTGCCGAGGTCCGACTCGGTGCCGCTCTTGGTGAGCCACACGGTCTGATTGAGTGCCCAGCCGCGCCGCTGTTCGAAGTGCCCGACGGCCGCCGGCTTCGTCAACGTGGTGTCCTGGACGGGTGGCGAGAAGCCCTCGTCCGGGTCGATGCCGTCGTCGATGAACGTCGTCTCGACGGACTGTCCGATGAACGCGAACTTGCCGTGGATCTTGCGGTAGACGTTGTAGCGCAGCGCGCCGGCCACCGCGTTCCAGGTCAGCGTGTTCTTGGCGCCAGAGACGAACAGGTTGTTGATCGTGGTGGTCGGCCCCGAGGCCACAGACTCGGTGCCGTCTGGCGCGATGGTGGTCACCACGTAATCGTTGACCGTGTCGCTGGACAGCGACGTGATGCGCAGTCGCCCGCTATCCGCCGTGTAGGGGCCGCCCGAGGTTCCGACCGGATGCCCCGTGGGCACGTCCTTGAGCGTGAAGGTGTTGGTCGATCGCGTGTCGACGACGTAGAAGCCGTCCGGCACCCCTGTGATGCCAAGCACGCCGTCGATGTAAAGCTCGTCGCCGTTCAGCAGCCCGTGGTCCGTGTAGGTCGTGAATACCGCGGGCGTCGCCACGGTAATGGCCTGTATCTTCGACGTCGCCCCGATCGTCGGGCTGGCGTTCAGGCCGGTTGGCGCCCCGAGCGACGAGCCGGTCGTCACCACGGTGGTTACCCAGGTGGTCGCGCCGAGACGCCGCAACTCCGCGGGGAAGTAGCTCGGGTGCGCGATGGACAGCACGTCGCCCGACTGGTCATAGGTCAGGTCGAACAGGTCGGCGTTGGCATAGCCGTGCGGCACCTCGTAGATGCCCCCGGCCAGCACCGACACCGCGACGGCACCGACGCCGATGTCGATGACCGGGCCGAACGGCGTCGCACTGATCTGGAAGTCGTTGGCCGTCGGGTTCAGCACGTAGTAGGTCGTGCCGAAGGTGATCCCGAAGGGTGCCGTGGTGCCGCTGAAGGACACCGGCACGCCGGCGACCTGGCCATGCGCGGTCCAGAGCACGCGGTCGGTGCCGGTGTCGAAGGTGACGCCGTCGAGGAACGTGCCAGGCTGCCGATACCAGAAGTCGACGTTGGTCGGCGGGTGGTCGTCGGCGTGCACCAGGTAGGGCCGCGACATGCAGTAGGCGTTGAGGTCGGCGCCGCCGACGGCCACCGTCGAGTGCACCAGGTCGCCGGGCTGGTAGGCGAAGTGCACGCGGCGGTCACCAGCGCCGCCAGCCGTCGCCGTCAGGTCGATTCGCACGTCGGCCAGCGCGTTGGCCACCGTGGTGGCGAACGCGAGTTCGTCCGCGTCGATGACGATGGCGTAGACGACCGCGTTGCTGGCGAACAGGCCAGCCGGGCTCGTCGAGAGCGACCCGGCGCCGCCGAAGGTGAACGCGACCGGATCGCCGACAGTCAGCCCATGGTTGGTCGCCATCAGCACCTTGTTGCCTGCCAGGTCGACGCCGTTCGTGTAGGCGCCGGCCGTCGTCGTGCTGATCGTGCTGCTGACCACGTAGAGTCGCGGCTGCGTGTAGAGCAGCGTCGCGCGGTTCGTGTAGAAGCGGACGTTCCCGATGCTGCGCGCGTCCACCGTCGCGTTGCTGAACGCCAGCATCAGCTCCTGGCTCGCGCTGAACTTGAAAGGGATGAGTCGGACGCGCTGCGTCGAGTCGTGTGCCGCGCCGATGTGCCCGGTGCCAGGGCGAGTCCTCGCGCTGCCCTGCGGCTTGACGATGAAGTTGAGGCACTTGGCGGCGCCGCCGCGGTAGCGTGCGTCGTCGGGCCGCCCCAGCATGAGGGGCGAGACTTCGCCGCCAATCAGCGACTGCTGGAGGAGCCGCGTGCTCGGCATGTCAGCCCCGCCTGCCGGCGATCCACTTGTTCACCTGGCGCGGCTTCACCTGACGGGCGTTGGCGTCGATCTGGCTGGCCTCACCGAGCGCGAAGGCCATCATCTGCAGGCAGCGCTTGGCCTCGTTGGCGCCCTGGTCACCCTTGATGATGGGGCCGGCCAGCATCGCGCTTAGCTTCCAGGTGAGCGCATCGACGAATAGCGGCGGGAACAGCGACGTGTCGGTGACCCGCGCCTGGTAGCGCAGCGTGGCGTCCGGCTGGTCCGTGTAGAGCACCTTGTTGCCGTCGGCGTCCTGCTCGATGACGAAGTCCTGCGGCACGTAGGCGTTCGCCGTGTTGGTCACCGCACCGATGGCCACGCCCGGCGTCTGCTCGAAGCCCGTCACGTAGTCGCCGTCCGCGTCGCTCGCCGTCACCGCCGTGGCCGTCATGACATCGGCCGGCACCGCGTAGGCGAAGTCCCATTCGGTCCTCGTGTTGACCACCGCGGTGAGCGTCACGCGCTTGCTGGCGAAGCCCCAGGGCCGCATAGCGAGCACGGCGTCGCGGGCCAGTGGGTAGAAGCGCGCGCAATGCGCGGCTTGCGCGGAGCCGTCCGGCGGGTCGATCGCGGCCACCTGCGCGGTGTCGCCGAGGTTCGACAGCGCGACGTTGCAGATGTCCACGGCGCGCTCGTCGTTGCTGCCGCTCACGGACAGCGCCAGGTTGATCAGGGAGGCCAGCAAGTCGGCCGCGGCCTTGCCATTCATGGCCTCGCCAACGCCATTGAAGTGGATGAGGTCGACGAGCGTCGGGCTGTCGTCCGTGCTGAAGGTCGCGGCGAAGCCGTCGTTCGCCGCGAATGCCGCGATCGCGCCGTTGACCAACTGCTCGGGGTCAGAGATCGCCGAGGTGTCGGTCGGCAGGCTGGCGTGCACCGCGGGCACCTTGGCGCCGTTGCTGTATGGCGACAGCCCGGCGTCCACGATGATGCCGCGCAGGAACTGGTGGAACCGCGTCAGCGTGCGGCCATACAGCTCGCGCCCCGCCTCGTTCGTGGCGTCGGCCTCGCCCTGCATCCATACGACGCCGAGGATGCGCAACGGCCTGGTGTCGCCGCCGGCCGTGACGGCCGCGGGCGCAATCACCTCGATCATGCGCTTCAGCCGCGCCGCCGCGCCGTCGGTGGCCGGCGTCCAGTCGAAGTATTTGTCGTCGATCCACCATCCGATCTGCCCCTGGAAGCCAGCGCCCGCGGGCTCGTTCTGGTTGCGCGGGTAGAGCCCGCCGCCGTTGATCCCCAGGTAGATGACGTCAATGGGCTTGCCGAGCAGCGCCGACAGGCGCCACACTGTCGGCAGCATCATGCCGAATGTGTCGGGCTCGGCGCCGGCGGTGCCATAGCCGTAGGCCGTCACGCCGCTTGGCCGGTTGTGGACTAGGCCCGTCTGCGAGCCAGCACATGGCTGCGAGTCGTTGCTCGGGTAGCGGAAGCCGTAGCCAGGCCCGAAGTGCGCCGGGTTGTCCTTCCAGTGCGGGACGTGGATCTCGTAGGGCAGCTGCGTGGTGAGCGTCACGGTGGTTCCCGTGCTGCTCGAGGCCAGCGCGATGCCGGCCTGTGCGTCCTGCGAGGTCGCGGCCAACGTGAAGGTGTCGGCCGTCACCGGGATCACGTAGTAGTTGGTGGCCGCCACGAATCCGCCGGGCACCGGAGCGCCAGCCAGCTGCACGGGCGCTCCTTTGGTGAGCCCATGGCCGACCAGCGTGACGACCATGGGGTTGGCCGACGTGCATGTGACCGCGGACGCCGCGTAGGTGATGGGCTGGCCACCGATCCAGCCGACTGTCAGGTCGATGGTGACGACCGACGGGCTCGCGTTGGTGTGCGTCTTGATGCGCGCCCGGCTGTTGTGCACCCGGATGTAGCCGCCGCCGAACAGGTTGGTCGTGGCGATCTGCGGGACCGACACCGTGGTGGCCGTCGCGGCCGTCGCCACGCCGGTGGCCGCCCCAGGCCCCTCGACGCCCTCCAGAAACGAGAAGGGCAGGAACAGGCCGGCGTCCGCGTAGCTCGTGACCGTCGCGGGGAACGTGTAGCCGGGGACCGCAGCGGCCTGCCCGGGCCACGCCGGATAGTCGGTCGGGACCTCGGGCAAGTATGGCGTCAGGACGCGCACGGTCTCGTAGGACTTCCAGCGCTCGGCCGGCAGCGTCAGCCACGCGGTCGTCGCCGCCGTATTGGCCGCGAAGTCCGAGTTCCACGTGACGGTCACGGAGCCCGCGGCATTCGCCGTGACGCGGCCGTATCCAACCAGTGGCGATCCCGGCGTGCCGAGCCGGATCTCGGCGCCAACCCAGTAGCCGGCCACCAACGTGGGCGACGTCACCGTGATGGTCGCCGAGGCGCCGGCCGTGCCGGTGAACCCAGAGGTCACCGTCAGATCGACGCCTGGCACCACGAGCTGCAGGTTGGGCAACTCGGAGAACCCCTGCGCCTTCGTGCCGTTTGGCCGCGCGTTGCTCTGTCCGCCGAAGATGACCGCGTAGCGGAAGCTGTCCGACAGCTGGTTGGCGAACTTGAGCATGCGGCCGTCCGCCGGCTACGCCGAGCCGTGCGGCTTGGGCGGAGCCCGGCGGGCCTTGTCCGCGTGCGACGACGCCTGCTGCTCACTGGTCAACTCGAGCGGGTTGCCATCGCTCTTGGGGCCGATGTCGCCGTCATAGTGGAACACCTCGCCGGGCTGGCGGAGGCGGTTGTCGATGAAACACGTCTGTTTGGCGCGGACTTCGGGCATGGCTCAGGTGTTGGTTGAGGCCGGGAAGATCATGTCGAGGGCGTGCGCGGCCGACGGGTTGACGACAATCCGGGCACTGACACTGCCGGCGCTGAACGCGGCCGTGGCGACCTGCGGCTGCCAATAGACGGCCGCGATGAACTTCTTGAGGTAGTCGGGGCGGCCGAAGTTGGCCGCGCTGTTGCCGCCCTGCCCCGTGATGAACCGACTGAGGTCGGGGATCGGGATGTAGAAGCGGGCGCCGAGCGTCATGACGGCGGCCAGCAGCGCCGGGGACGACGGCGCGGGGATGAACGGGCCGCCCGTCTTCCCCTGCACCACCGGGTTGACCGTGAAGATGTCATTGTCGGCGACGACGATGCCGAACTGCATCTCAGGGGTGCCAGAGGAGACCGCAAACGCGGTCGTCACCTGGAACTCCATGTAGAGCCGTTCGCCCGCGCCGATGTTTGTGAACGCCTTGAGGTCGATCACATTGGTCGACAACTGGAACAGCGTCTGCGGCGACACGTTCTGCGCGGTCGAGACCTCCAAGGCGAAGTCGAGGATTCCCATGATGTGCGCGCCCTCCGGCTACGCGATGGTGATACCGGAGGGGTAGAACTTCTTTCCGTCCGCGATGTCGGTCACGAAATCGCAGGTGAAGTTGCCACCGGTCAGCGGGCCGGTGGCGATCGTGTAGCGAACGCCGAGGAACCGCTTGCCGGTCCACCCGATGAACGGGTTGGCCTCGACGACGATGGGCTGCACCGCGGTCAGCGTGGCGAGCCCATGCGGCGAAGCGGTGCCGCCGACCGGAAGGTTGGCCTTGGGAATTGGCGCTGAACTGCCAATCACCACGACGTTCGAGGTCAGGGCGCCGTCGTCCGCCATGATAATCTCGAAGGTGACGGTCGCGGCGCCCGCGGCCGTGACCGTGGCGCCGACCGTGAAGTAGGCACGCAGCTTCTCGCCCTCGGCGATCTCGCGCGCCTGCAGCAAGTCGATCGAGTCCGTCGACACCGCGGTGGCAGTCACCACTTGCGCGGTCGAGACCCTGGTGTTCTTGTCGGTGATCATGTTGGGTTCCCCGGGCCTAGGCGACCAAGGCTTCGGTGTTGATGAGCGCGTCGCAGCGACGGATCGGGATGTTCATGAACGACAGGTAGTTGCTCGGCGTCCCGAACTGGTTGAGCGCGCTGTTGATGGCCAGCACGTTCTGCGACTTCTCCAGGGCGAGCCTCGTCATGCCCGAGTGAACCGTGCGGTTCATGTAGAAGGCGCACCGGCCCATCTCGGGCGCCGGGATGCGCTCCACGGCCATCGCCATCTTGTGCAGGATGTTCGTGAAGGTCGTGGGCGCCTGCGTGCTGGTCAGCGCGGCGAAGTGCGACACCTCGACGTTCGGGATGCGCACCGCGTAGCGCCAGTCCTTGACGACCAGCCCGTTCTTCCACTGGAACCAGTCGACCATCGCCTCCATGCGCAGACCGGCGCCGCCCGCCTCATAGACGGTCTGGCGACCGAGGTCTTCGTGCTTGAGGCCGGCCGAGCTTCCCTTCGGGAAGGGGCAGAACACCGTCTCCTCGCCCCAGCAGACCAGCCAGATGGACGTTTGGACCGCCGGCGTGGTGCCGCCGCCCAGGATGATGTTCTGGCCGTTGCCCGCGGTCGTCAGCGAGTAGCGCGCCGCCAGCCCGAGGAACTGCTTCGGGTCGACCGCCGGGTTGTTGTAGAAGAGTCCGGTGGCCATCGCCTGGTTCATCGCCTCGATGAACATGCGGGCTTCGGAGAGGCGGAACGCGCTCTCCTGGTCGTTCAGCGAGATCAGGTCCTTGTCGACCTCGGATCGCGCCTCGAGGATCGCGCACGACTCGTCGACCTGCACGGTCGTCGCCTTGCTCGGCGGGATGCCCTGATTGAGCGCGCGGTAGAAGATCGCCGGCAATCCGGTGGCGATCACGACGCGGTGGCCGGTCGGCAGATTGCCGACGCGGAACACGCAATCGTCGAGGATGCGGTTGGTCTGCGACAGCAGGTTGGCGATCACCGGGACCTTGCCGTCCGGGTCGATACGCTTGGCCCAGTCGGCCAGGGTCAGGTTGGTGCTTGAGAGAACAGCCATTGGTCAGCTCACTTCTTTCCGTACAGCTTCTGCGCCTGATAGGCGGGGTCGCGCATGTCGGCCTCGGTGAACGATTGGGTTCCCCCGACCGGCGTGTCTTGACCGAACGCCTTGCCAGCCCGGTAGAGCGTCCGAAGCCACTCGCCATGCAGTCGGCCGAGCGGGTCCGCAGCCTCACCGGACTCTTTGAGCAGCGCGTGCAGCTCAGGCGACCCGAACTTGTCGAGGAACCTGTTGATGACCTTGACGGACTCCGGCCACTTGTCGCCGCCGAACTCCTTGTCATTCTGAGCGGCCTGCCGCCACTCATTACTCACCGTCTCCAGCGCCTGCTTCTGGCGCTCCTGCATGACGGGCGCGAGCTTGTCGATCACCTTCTGCGCGGACTCTTGCGTCAGGTTCAGTTCGCGCGCGACCTCGCCGTACGCCTTCAGGACCTCGGCGTCGAGCACATGGCCCTCCGCCGGCGCCTTGAACTCGTACTTCTCGGGCGCGCCCGCAGGCTTGGCGACTTCCGCCTTGGTCTGCTCAGCGGGCTTGGCCTCTCCGGCCTTGCCCTGCTCCGTCGGCTTCGAGTCTTGCTGCCCACCTGCCAGCGTCCCGGTGGTTGGCGCCTCTTTCGAGGCCGTCACCGGCGGCGCCGCGGTTGTCGCGGCTTGGCTGCCTTCAGTTGTGTTTGGGGCTGCTGCCAGCGTGGTCACTTCTTCACTCCCAATTGCTCACTGAGCATCTGCACGTAGAGATCGGGGCAGTGCTGGAGCACGAGCTTCTTGACCCGGAGGCCGAACTGTCGCTCGCCCTCCATGCGCGCCATCTCCGCGGTGTTCGCCGAGAAGCACGACAGGTCCATCCCGCTCTGCTCGAGCACGAGCGCCACGAAGCGGCGCCCCCGTTCGTTCGCCATGAGCCAGCGGAAGTCCCCGGCCTCGCGTTCCATCGCGACGCGCGCGCGCTCGGCCTGTTCGGCCCGTTCGCGCTCGCGTGCCCTGATGTCGGTCGGGTCTGGTTCACGGCCCACTCAGGGGCGGGAACCTAGGGGTCGCCGCGGCATCACATGGGGCACGCGGGAAGCCCCGCCGCCGCCGGTTGGCGCCGTCCGGTCAGACGCTTTGAGCGCGCCGGCGGGCAGCGAGGCAGAGACTCAGTTCCCGTCGTCGCGCCAGACCAGCCACAGCGCCGCCAGGAAGATGACGACGACCAGGACGAACACGCCGAAGTCGCTCATCGGTAGGCAAGGCGCGCTTCAAAGCTACCCCGTCAGCGCCCCGATCAGCAGCCGCTGCACGATCGCAAGCCAGACCTGCGTCGCCGCGGTCTCCGCGCGCGTGCGCAGCTCCAGCCCGCGGTTCAGCGCCTCGGCCTTCAACGACGCCAGGATCGGCGCCACGTCCTCGCCGCGCCCCAGCCGCACCGGCACCATGGCCAGGTCGGCGGTCATCTGCGCGATCGCCAGCCGCTCGGCAGGGTCGGAGACCTCGGCGCGCAGCTGCTCCTGCAGGCGCGCGAGTTCGTCCCGGACCGCTTGCTCGAGGCCGGTCACCTGACACCCCCGGGCGGCGGCGCAGGCGGCACCGGCGGCGTCAGTAGGACACCGACGGCCGCCTCGTCAGCGCGGATGCGCGCGTCCCAGGCGTCGAGCCCGCGCAGGTGCGTCGCCTTGGCCGCGTCGTCGAGCCGCGCGTCGGCGGTCACGTAACCGCGGAACATCGGCGCGAACCAGTCGAAGGTCGCGCGGTCGGCTGCGGCACGCTGGGCGCTCACGCCCGAGCAGCCGCACAACAGAAGCAGCGCCGCCACGTAGAGCGCCGCCAAGAAACACCACCTCGCTCGGTTGCGCATATACCCTCCGACTTTCACGTCAGTCCGCCCAGCCGATTGATCGCCTCGATGACCACCGCGTGCCGGCTGTCCACGTGGTCCTTGACGTTGGCGATGTGTTCCTTGACGACACCGACGGCGCGGTCGCGTTCGACCGCATAGGTGCGGTGCGCCTCTTGGTTCTGCTGCATGGCCGTCTGCATCGTCGTGTTGAGCGCCTGGTTTGACATCGCCATCGCGGCGATCGCATCCTTGATGCTCAGCAGCACCTTGAAGCCACCGGCGAGCACGGCCATCAGGATGCCAAGCACCGTGTAGCGTTCGATCGGGTCCTGTGAGGCCTGTAGCGAGTTGACGAAGAATGCGCCGGCGCCGCCGCAGCACGCGCCGAGTAGCACGACCTTGGCGGCGAGAATCATCGCCGGCCGCCCGTCGGCCCGTGTCGCTTGCATCGTTGGTGGTCCATGGTTCCCTTCCCTAGCCGATCTTGTGGAGTTCGAGGCAAGAGTCCGCACGCACGAAGATGCCGTCGGTGGCCACTGCCGCGAGTTCGCTGCGCACCTTGAGTTCCAGGGTCCCCGAAACGGTCACAACGATGATGCCCTCGACGATGAACAGCATGTCGGCAGCGGCCTGCCCGGTCTGCACGCCTGCCGTCGCGCTCGTGCAGGTGTTCTTCGCGCGCTCGGACTTGCCTTCGACGAGTTGGCCCGCTGTGGTCGCCGCGGCCTGATCGCCTAGCCCTGTCGCCGCTGCGCCGCCACTCGTCACATGCCACGAACTCATGGCGAAAGTGCCCGTAGTGCCCGTGTGGTTGACGGCGACGCCGAGGCCGTTGGTCGTCAGCGTGTCGCCACTGCGGTAGACGATCGTGTAGCGGAAGCGCCAGGTGCCCGCGCCTACGCCCGTCGTAGACATGACGACCTGCGGCGTCTGGCTCGTGATCTCCGCGGCGTTGGCCGACAGCTTCTGCCAGGTGATCCAATCGCCAGCCGCGCCGCTGCTGCTGTTGATCCGAACGAACGGAGTGCCCCACGTCAGCGTCGTCGCGGTGCCGGTGTCACAGGTCAGCACCTGCCCGTTCGTGGACGGTGCCGCGACCTTGCTGAACACGTTGGAGCCACTGCCCGCGATGATCTCGCCCTTCGCGCAAGTTGACTGCCCGGTGCCGCCGTTTGTCTCATCGAGCACGCCGGTAACCGCCGTTGGCTCGTTCAGCTGAACCTGCAGCGTGTCGCCGCCCCCAGCTTGATGCGTGCTTGCATGCGCACCGCCGCCGCTCACCGTCTGAAACGTCGAGTCCTCGCGCAGGAACTTGGTGGCGCCACCGCTGCCACTGCCGAGTTGCGCCGGCGGCACCACGGTCGAGCCGTTCAGCGACGCATAGCCGTTAGCCGCGCCCTTCTCGCTCTCCTTCTGGTAACCCGTGTGCGGGTCGGCCGCTGCAGCATGGGTCGCCACCGCGCCGGACGCCTCGAAATTGCCGCGCGCCCCGTCGGCCGTGGCGTACTGCGCGTGGTCGTCGTCGGCCAGCCCGGTGAGGGCGCCGTGGTCGGTGACGCCGGCGCCCGGCGGCGTCTCCTCGAGGACTTCGATGCGCCGGTCGATGCTGCGCGCGGTCCGCGCCGTGCCCGACCGCGAATAGCCGGGCCGCGGCGTTGGCGATGGGCGGATCACTGGACGCCGCCACCGCCGTAGCCAACCAGATCGGTCAGCGCGCTGCCGCCCTGCGTCGATGCGCCGGCCAGATCCTTGGCGGTCTTGGCCTGCGTGGCCATCATGGCGGCCTGTGCTTCGGCGGCTTGCGCCTTGGTGCGGGCCTCGCGGATACCACGGACGCGCGGGTCGTCGCTCGCCAGCACCATCTTGGCGCTCACGCCGTAGCGCTCCGCGTAGTCATCGACGATCTCATCGACGTCGAGCTTGTCGAGCGCTTCGGGGCGCGCGCCTGACAGGTTCATCACGACGCCGAGGAATCGGTCGCTCGTGTTGACGCCGATCTGCCGCTGCGCCTGACTGAACACATCGAGGTAGTCGATCTCCAGATCCATACCGTGCAGTTCCTGCGGCGGCGGCGGTAGGCGGCCCGACTCCAGCAGGTGCCGGAAGGTGATGTTGATCAGCGGGCGGCGGATCTCGCGGTTGAACTGGCGCGACACCGGCGCGGCGATGGCCATGCGCTCGCCCTCGCGCGCCACGATCTCCGCCATGGTGCGTTGCGTCGTGTCGCTGATCGTCGACAGGAAGGCGAAGACGTCCGCGTAGAACGCGCGGTCGATGCGCTGCCGCACGTCATGGATGTCCTCGAGCAGGCCGCTGTGGTCGATGCCAACCTCGTAGGCGCGCCGAATGCCGCCGCTCGGCGTGTTCTGGTCGTAGTAGTTGACGCCGCCTGGCAGCCTCTCGACCTGCCGGTTGACCATGCCGGTCGGCACCTGGAGCGCCGGGTCGGTCATCTGGTTCAGCACGTCCGCCTTGTGGCGCTGCTCGTGCTGCAGCTGTCGGATGTCGCCGAGCGCCCGCATGGCCAGCGACTGCCCGTAGATGTCGCCGGGTCGCACCTTGAGCCGTGGGGCCAGCACGGGGAAGTGGTCGAAGCCACCCTCGCGCAGCACTTGGTCGGGGTCGCCGCCCTTCTCGAAGTAGACCGAGCGCCACGCCATGTTGCGCTGGTCCTCCTTGGTCGTGTCCCGGTCCGATCGCGGCTCGATGCAGTGGTGGATGGTGAACGGCGAATCGACGTCACCGCGCTGCCACGCCTGCTTGACCGCGAGGCTGCAGTTATCGAAACCGAACTCCAGCACCAGCTCGCCGGCCGACTTCTCGAACTCGCGGAACAACGTCGTGACGTCACCGCGGTAGTCCGTGGCGATGCAGAACTCGCCGATGGGCACGGGGAAGTGTCGGATCACGTCCTCGGCGTCCCACAGGACGATCGACGCGCCCGTGCCGTAGGCGCCGCACTGCTCGTAGAGCTGCGGCAACGCCTCGTAGGTGTTGCTGCGGTCGAAGACGTCGAGCGTCTGCTTGGCCGCGATGTCGAGCCAGACTCGCACCGCCTGAAAGTCGTTCAGGTCATCGTCGGCGACGCGGTAGGCGAGCCACGGGCGCGCCGGCGACGTCCCGTAGCTCATCATGCCGCCGACGAAGCGGTCCAGCGCGATGGTGCCCCAGTTGTCGATGATGCTGTTCCATCGGTTGTCGCCGCTGTTGCGGTCTTGCGCGAAGAACCGGCTGGAGCAAGGCAGCAGGTGCTCGTCGATGTCTCGCCAGCGCGCGTCCCAACTGGCGCGCTCGGTCATCAACGAGGTGGCGCGCCGAAGCAGCAACTCTCGGCGGCCGAGCTTCGACTTGTAGCCGTCCGCGGTCGGCATGCGCTACTGCCCCAGCAGCGACGAGCGCCCCAGTTTCAGGCTCGAGGGGTCCACGCCGCCGACGCCGGTGAGCAGCGTGGATCCCACGCCGCGCTTGCCGAGGCTCTGCGCGTCGGCCAGGAGCGCGCTGGCGTCTGGTTGCTTGGCGTTGGCCCGGCGCAGGGCCTCGGCGTTCTCGCGCATCTGGCGCTGCGCCATGGTCTCGGCGTCCTTCTGGGCACGCTCCTGTGCGGCCAGCGCGCGCTTCTGTTGCTGGCTGCCCTCGATGCCAGCCTTGATGCTCTGCGTGAACGGGCTCAGGAACCCACCGAGGACCGGCGCGACGAAGCCCACTAGATGGCCCTCCGGTACAGGTTCTGGTGCAACTGCCAGCGGCGAGCCGACAACAGGTGATCCATGGCCGTTCCAGGTGCCGCGTGGCAGTAGAACTCGGTGGCGCCCTGCGCCTTGGCCGCCGCGATCGTCTCACCCATAAGCCGGTGACCGAGGCCACCGCGCCGGTGGCTCGGCAGCACGAAGATCGCATTGCAGTGCGCGATCGTCACGTCCTCGCGGTTCAGGTCCAGGCTGACGGACAGCACCGAGTAGCCGACGATCTCGCCGCCATCCCAGGCCGCCAGGATCGTCAGGGCGCCGTGCTGCTCGAGCGCTAGGTAGCGCAGGTGGTGCGGCTTCGGCGGCGCGCCGTCGACCTCCTGGCCGTGCTCGGCGATCAGGCTGCCGGCCTTGGCCAGCAGTTCGTCGACACACGACGGGCGGATCTCGGTCTCCAGGACGGCCACCCCCGGGACGGTAGGACCGTGGCCGGCATCACATAGGGCACGGCACGGTGACCAACGCTATGCTGGCGGCCGTCCCGTTGGGCGCCCGCGTAGGCTGTCGGCGTGATCGCGGCGGCGGAAGTACTCGGCCAGATCGATGCTGCCCTCGTCGAGCAGCCGCCGCGCCTTCTCCTCGATGGTGCGGGCCAGCTCGCGCGAACTGACCGGCGACATCATCGCGTTCAGGATGTCCAGCGGATCACTCATGGCTCGACCAGCCGCAGCTTCGGCGGCGCCACGACATCACCGTCCGTCATGGCCCCGAGGGACACGCTGAGCGCCCGGACCTCGCCGACCAGCTTCTTGGTCAGGTAGCTCTGGCCCGCGGGCAGGTGCCGGCGCACCAGCTTGGCCAGTTCGCCGAGCGATTCCCGGCGGTCCCAGGGCGACGGCATCGTGCGGTTGATCACGGAGCGCAGCCACACGATGCACTCGACGGCGCGCGGGGTCAGGCGGTCAGCCGCCACAGTTGCTTTCCTTCTCGGTCCACTCGATGGTGAGGTCGGAGAGCAGCGGGGTGCCGCCAGGATCGTTGACCGCGAACCGCGCCTCGTCGGGAATGCGGTGGTGCGGGAACTCCCTGCGAAAGAAGGCCACCACCGAGGCGCGGTCCATGGTCAGCACCGTGCGCTTGGTCACGAACTGCGTATGGCGAACAACGATGTTGCCCATGCCCCAATCCTACCGCCGCGCCGCGAACGGGTCGTAGCCCTTCCCGCCCTTCTGCGGCTTGCCGTGGGCCAACGGGTCGTAGTTCGCGACACGGCGCTGGTAGTCCGCCTCGTTGCGCGTCTGTGTGCCGCGCGCACCCGCGGCCATCACGGGCATGGCGAAGGTCAGCGCGAGGGCGTCGGCGATGTCCGGTGAGCTGCTGTCGCCCTTGAGCCGCTTCTTGATGTCCTCCTTGGGCTCCAGCACCTTGCGACCCGCGGGGTCGAACCAGTAGAGCGGCGTGGCCAACTCCTGCTTGAGCGGCGCCTCGTTCGGGATGGCGCCACCGGCCATCAGCCAGTCGCGCATGCCGAACCACATCTCGGTGCGGCGGTTCACGTACTCGGCGATGTCCGTGGCCTTGCCGCCGAACGGCACCTCGATAACGACGTAGCCGAGTTGCCGCAGACGGTCGATGACGCCGGCGCCCGCACCACTGTCGACGAACACGGCGTCGGGCTTCCAGTCGTTGATCTCTGCGGCGACGCGCGCGGCCAACTCCATGTTGTCGACGCCGCGCAGCGTCTGGCTCGGCAGCATCTGGAGGCCCCAGCGCTTCACGATGGCGCTGCGGTCGTCGCCGAAGCGCGCCGGGTCCACGCCGATGATCCTGGGCGCGCCCTCGACGTCGCGGTCCACATACTGGCGACGCGCCGCGGCCTCAGCGTCGGCCAGCGAGATCAGCTGGTCGTCGCCGCTCGCCGTGAAGTCGCAGAGGTATTCGCGGGCGAACGCCGTCTCCGTCATATTGTCGGGCTGCCGCAGGCGCTCGACTTCGCGCTCGTCCAGCGCGCCAGTCTCGTAGACCGTGAACTTGGCCGCGTGCCACTCGGGGTCCACCTGGGCCTTGTAGAACAGCTGCGAGAACAGGTTCACGCCGTGCGGCGTACCAATGAAGATGGCCCAGCCAAGGCGGTCGGACAGCGCGGGCTGCACGATCTCGTCCCAGACCACTGGGTCGATCTGCGCGACCTCGTCGACCACGATGCCGTCGAGGCGCATGCCGCGGATCTTCTCCGGGTGGTTGGCGCCGAACAGCTGGATGGTCGCGCCGTTGTGCTTGAAGGTGACCATGAGGTCGCCCTCGTTGACGTCGGCGGCGCCCGGCACGCTGACCAGCGGCCCGAGTTTTTCCTTGAGGCGGCGCCACACGATGCCCTCGGCCTGGTTCAGGAACGGCGCCATGTAGAGGAACAGGCCCAGCGGCCTCGTGCAGGTCAGCGCGGCCTCGACCAGCTCCATGATGGCCAACTCGGTCTTGCCGGCGCGCCGGTGCAGCGCGAACACCGAGAAGCGCTTACGGGCCAGATGGCACTGCCGCTGCCATTCGCGCGGCGAGTAGTCGAGCTTGACGCGCGTCGGGGTGGTCACTTCGGCCATCCGGACAATGTGCCGTCGAGTTGCCTCTCATCGAGCGAGAACCAGTTGCGCGGCAGCGGCACACCACTGACCAAGGCATGCGCCAACTTCTCGACCGCTCGCTTGAAGCGCGCCCGACGCTTGTGCCGGCGGTGCCGCGCGCGACGACCGGAGCGGTCTGTCACAGTCTGCGCCACTCCGTCGAAGGCAGGCCGCCAGCAGAGCCCATTGGGTAGATGCGCGGCCAACTGCCATAGGCCATCAAGTCCTCGACGGCCTCTTTGAGAAGGCGATCGACCAGCGCCTGCGCCTCTCGCTCGCGCAGGGATGGCAGCGCGGGAAGCGCAGGCGTCGGCAGCCACCGCGTCGCCACGGCGAGCGCGCCGGCGCTGAGGATGCGGGAGAAGAAGGCGCGGCGGTTCATCCCTGAAACCCCCGCAGGTCCGACTTGCGCGTCAGCCCGCCACGCGGACCGTGCTGGTCGTCGTCGTACGGACGTGACAGCCACGTGCCACGCCAGCCGCACGTCCGGCAATCGGCGCGATTCATCCGATCGGCAGATCGGTAGGTGTCTGCGATCGCGGTCTGTTGCATGTCCACGCCACCGCACTTTGGGCAGCGCCCGTCGGCAAGCATCGACTCCACGTTGCGGTTCAATCGACCTCCAACACCTGCCCGCACTGCTCGCAGCGCGGCGTCGGGTCGGCCGCCTCGCGCGCAGCCTCAGCGCGCGCCCAGCGATCCGAGTCCTCGGCATGCTTGCGACGCTGCGCTGGCGTGAGTCGCTGCCAGAGACCGCGCGGCCAGACCCCTTGATGGAACGCCGGCCACGGTCTGTCCCATTCGCTCAGTTTGGTGCGCTTGGCGCGCTGGCGTTTGGCAACTGGTGCAGGAGTCGAACCTGCCCTTGCGGATTTGGAGGCCGCAGCCGTCCCGGACGGAACCAGCTTCGTGCGCTTGCGCATGGCCGCGAATCCTACTCCTTCGCCTTCTTCGGCACCCCGGTGTCCACGACGATCGACACGCCGCCCGCGTGGTTGACGTCGAGCTTGTCGCCGTACTTCTTCGGCAGCTGCTTGGACGCGACCCACTTGCGGGCATCGACGCGCAGCCTTGAGCGCTGAATCCACTCGGTGTTCGGGCGTTCGTTGCCCTCGGCGTCCGTGATCGTGTCGCTCGACTTGTCGTCGGCAATGTCGATGATCTCGTCGACGTGCACCTCGACGTTAGCCTCGCGCGCGCGCGCGTATTGGTCGGCGAACGCGGGGTCCTTCGCAACCCATTCCAGGAACGTCGAGTGCGGCGGCATGCCATCGTCTCGACAGATCGACAGCAGGCTCTCGCCGAGCGCGAGTCGTCGGCAAACCTCGTCGCCGATGGACCTGGGCACAGGCTTCCGAGGACGCCCTACGCGCTTGCTCATGCCGGACCCCACGGTTGCCCGACTTGACAACCCCCAGTACAGTCTGACGGCCCCTGCTGTTCTGACGCATCCGCCGGAACGACGATCTGAGGTCGCTGGCTCCGCACCTCGAAGAAGCAGATGCGCCGCACACTACTCTTGCCGATGCGCACGCCGTTGGCATGCAGCGCCTGCCAGATTCGGCGCCAGCCCCATCCTGCGTCATGGTGGTTGCGGATCTGTTCCACGAGGTCATCCGAGATGGTGGCGCGGCCGTGTGACTCGCCGACGCGGTATCGCTGGGGCTTCGCCGTTCGGCCACCCGGGCGCAGGACGTATCCGATGTCCCCCAAGGTTCACCACGTCCCCATGGTCGGTGCAACCGGCCCGGTGCGCCGCAGCGTCCCCGCCATCCACCATTCGACGATCTCGTTGAAGTAGCACATGGCGGTGAGCAGCACGGTCGTTCCATGCTCCTGGCCCACGTAGGTCACGGGCACGCCTCGCTGCGCGGCTTCGGCAAGTGCCTCGAGGCGCGTCTTGCCGACGTAGAGCAGGACGGACCTCATTGGTTCGCCTCCCTGAGCAACAGCCGCTGCGAATCCTCCACCGAGACCTTCGTCCACAAGCAATCAATGACCCCGGCGAGCGTGTCGCCCTTCGCGATGCCGAAGCACAGGTCTGGCGAACGGCCGGTGATCGACACGAAGAACTGAGGCTGCTTGCCGACTCGGCTGCATCCCTCGCGTCCCAGCGAGACGAACATCTCGCCGTTCGACGCGAAGATCACCAAGTCGGCGAGCTGCGACGCGGCAAGGCCACTGAGGACCGCGGGGTGCATCAGACCGCCGCCTCCGCGGCAGCCCACCACTCGGCCCACTCGATGCGTGGGTCGGGCTCCTGCACGGCACCGCGCAGGTAGTCCCTGACCATCGCGGCCTTCGGATGGCTCGGCAGCACTTCGAGGGCCACGCGAAGCCCGGCGTCGATCCAGCCCATGACGCCGCTGTTGTTGTCAGCGAGCGCGCTGAGCGGCGGCGCCCCGCCGTTCCAGTGGATGGAAGTGTCCTTGTGGTAGCCGCCGCCCGGCGCTGCAGAGATGGCCCAGTCGAGCAGCAGCTTGCTGGTCTCCTGCACGATGTCGGTCAACTGCGGCGACACCAGAACGGACTGCGCGGCGCGGAAGCCGACGAGTGCCAACCCGTGCTCCCATAGCGAAACCGTCGGCGCCAGCTTGCCATCGACGTAGACGGGAACGCGGCCGTCCGGCCCGTTCGTGGATAGGACGCGCATCGGTCCTTGGCCCAGCCAGTGCATGAAGGCGTGCGACTGCTTGACCTGCGCGTCGATCAAGGCGAGCCACTGCTTGTCGTTGGTCGACAGGTTCAGGTTGGTGTGCGCCTGCACGCAGCGTCCCTGTCCACGGGCGGCGTCCGGCCCGTTGTTCGGGAAGCGACGGCGGTAGTTGGCCTTGTCGGTGGTCTGCTGGTGGAACGTGTGGTCGAGGATCAGCGGGTCGTCGAACAACTCCAGGTAGGCCGTCAGGTTGTTCTGGCTGCGATGCTGGTCGTCGTAGCCGCGCCAGCCGTTCGCCGGCTCCTGCGGCGACTCCTTGCCGAGCCGGTCGGGCGACACGCCGCTGTGGTAGTGCGTGATGCACGACCACGTCACCCAGTTCGGATGGTCGGCCAGTGAGATGGGCTTACCCGTGCTCTCGTAGTGGTGGACGCCGCGCAGCAGATCGGCCTGCACCGAGTAGCGCATGCGCATCAGGTGCCGCGGGTAGCCGTAGAGGACGAGCGTGCCCTTGGTTGCTGCGAAGTCCTCCTGGTTGCCCGTCTGCCCCGGCGTCTTGGAGATGCCAAGGTCGCGCTTGACGAAGAAGCCGGACGGCACGTTGAGCGAGTTGGCGAACGCTGCCCACAGGTTCGCGTCCGCGGTCTTGGCGACGTCCTGAGCGACGCGCGGAATGTGCTTGAGCGACATCCACGAGCCATCGCGATCGACGTGGACGCCAAAGGTGCCGGCCTCGTCGTGCGCCGCGGCTCGGATGTTCCGCACACTCTGCTCGCGCTGCGCGTCGGTCAGCTTGTCCATCTGGTCACGGAAGCAGAGCATCGAGCCGCTGAGCGGCAGCGCCGCGCCATCGCAGAACGGCACCTGCTGGCCCAGCAGGTAGCGGTAGCGCCCCGCCGCGTCCTTGTCGTTGCCGACGACGCCGTGCCGCGTCTTGAAGTTGAAGTGCAGGGCCTCCCCGCAGCGCAGCCACAGCGCCGGGAAGACCTTGTTCCACGCCGGGTCCTTGCGGTTGCTCCAGACGACCTTGGCGTAGAACGGGCACACACAGTCGTTGCTGTAGACGTGCAGCCAGAACTCGAGGATCAGGCCGTGGGCCGGAATACGGGCGCGCATCCACCAGACGCGCCGCGCCGGCGTGTTCTCCAGTTCGATGACCTGATCGGCAACCGACCACTCGGGCGGCTGGTCCGTGGTGAACTGCACGCCAAGCTCGACGTAGAGCTTGCTGATGTCGTCAACGACCCAGGGATGGAAGCCGAAGTGGACTCCGTGTTCCTTGGCGTCCATGACCTTGCCGCGCAGGCGCTGGTTGCCGCCGAGCGTCGTCTGGATGTGCAGCAACTTGCGGCCGTTCCAGCTCATGGTGCCGCGCGCCGGGAAGCGCTCGCCGTTCTCGCCGACGAACTCAAGGGGTCGCATGAGAGCGTCCTGGTCGATCGCGCCGTTGGGCAGCACGACGGTTGCCCAGTGCTGGCGAGGCTCGGGGCTCGTCTCTTCGAGGTGGACGGGGATCGAACGCGCTTGCTGCGCCTGGTCACTCGCGGGGCTCGGCTTGGCCATGCAGGGGGACCCCCTCCCAGGGGCTGGCCAGCATGTTAGCCAAAAGGCCAACGGATTGGCAAACGGTCAGGACGGCGCGGCCGGATCAACCAGCGGCTTGCCACACTCCGCGCAGACCTTGGCCGTGTTCATCGAAGGCATCGGCTCGACGTAGCGGAACACGGCGCACTGATGGGGTTTCCGCACCTTGGCGGCATACGCCAACTCCCCGCGCAGCCGCTGGATCTCGACATCGCGCTTGTCGGCGATGTGGTGCAGCGTCTCGTCCAGCAACTCCTTGAGCCCAAGCGGGCTCTCCGCGCAGTCCCAGTGGCTGCACAGGATCCGCCGCATGTCGTCGTGGTGCTTGCGAAGATTCTCCCGCTCCCCGCGCAGCCGCAGCACTTCCTCGGCGAGCGGGCGCACGGCGTTGCGGGCGGCGCCGGTGAACAGGCCGTGCGCGGTGGCGCTGTAGTTCGTGTCGCTACACGCCTTCGCCTCCAGCGCCAACAGCTCGCGGATCGCGTCGTCGCTCAGTGGGTCAGTGGTTGCCATTGGTAAGCTCGATCGTCGGGTCGGCGATCAGCCCCTTGATGAGCTTGCCGAACTCGGCCTGCTTCTCGCGGAACACGTCGATCTGGATCATCGCCCACTGCCTGCGCAGGTCGCCGAGCCGGCGCGCGGTGCTTTCGAGGTCGGCGCGCAACTCGTTGATCTGGTCGCGGCGGTAGGTGGGGATGTCAGCCATCGACGCCTCCGATCAGCCTGTCGACGTCGATGGCGCGGATGCACTTGCCGGTGCCATCCTCCTCGCCGTTACGGTCGTCGGCGAGGTCCGCGGCCCACCCAATCGCAGAGCGAGCGGCGTCGCGCTGGATCTCGAGGATCATCTTCGCCGCTCGCTTCATGGCATCGCCGCACACTCCTTGCGGGAAGTGGACCGCCCACTCCTTGGCAGTCTTCACGTCGCCTCCTTGAGCAGCTTGCGCGCCGCCTCGACCGCGTGGCCGTAGTCGCGGTGCATGACCACGCTGGCGAGGGCGTCGCGGAGAGCGTCGCACTGCAACTCCAGCCTGTTCGCACGCGCAAGCGCGGCTTCGGTAGTGCGCCGAGCGCCATCGCGCTCCATGACCACCTTGGCGTGCTCCTCAACCAACTTGGAGTGGATGTCATCCACATTCGCGTGCTCGCGCTTCCAGAAGACCCGCTCCTTGCTGTGCTGGTCGCGCTCCTTGCGCAGCCGCCTCGCATCCTCGGCCCCGCAGCCAACGTAGCCGCAGTCGTGCGGCTCGCGCTCGGCCGGCGGATCGGTTTGCGGCGACTGCCGCCTCTCGGCCCGCATGTCTGTTGCAGTCTCCGGCTCGGGCTTCGGCGCCTCCGGCTGCTGCGGCTTGTCGAGTTCGTTGAGCATGGTGTCGATCTCTTGGGTCACGCCGCGCACCGTTTGTCCGACGCCGCGGACGTGATCGTCGTCGTTGAGCGGCGACAGCTTGCGCCAAGCGTCCTTGATCCAATCCCGCAGCCTCGTCAGCACCTCCGCGGCGCTCGGCTCGGCCAGGACGCGCTCGGCGGCTCTGTGAACGGCGATGGCCTCCACCGTCCATGCGTTGGCCTTCGACGGAGGGCCGTAGTGC